TTGATTTTATGAATTTAGGTTTTGCTTTTGTTGTTGCTGCCTTTATCCCTTGGTAAACAGGTAATATCATGTTGTGGACAATTATTATAATTTTACTTATTCTTTGGTTGCTTGGTGCGTTTGGTGGAAATATATTTCCCAACTTTCCTGCAACCGGTAATTGGATTCACACTCTGATTGTTATCATAATCATTTTGGTAATACTACATTTACTTGGACTGCTATAAATATATTGTAATTTAAAATCTTACTTTTATGCCAATGGCAAAATGCTTTTTACCCTTGACAAAAAACGAAAAGTGTGGTATAATAATAATACATTTTGAAAGGCGCTAACAGCATACCTACCTTCTGAAAAAATGGTTAAATGCGTCTTGAGAAATTATTTATAGAAAGACGACCCTATACAGCAACCCAAAAAAACATTCTCTATCACAGAATCTTAAATGGGTCGTGCGAAATTATAAAGCGAACGGCACGAACAGCAACCTAAACCAATCATCTGCTAAATGATAAAAGAAGTGCCGTGACAAATGTATTATAAAAGTTACTAATGACGGTTACAGCAACCCAAAATTGGCGAAAGCCCTACAATGGATTCTGAACGAGGGGCGAAAGCCCACTCTCAGAAAAAAGAGTTTCTATCTTCTCTTGTAAAACAAAAAGATGGAAAACCGTCGTGAAAAATTTAGTAAGAAAGAAACGAGATAGAGCGGAAGTCATGAGCCGCTTGACAAGACCAACTCCGGTTTTCTCGTTTCTATTTTACGGAGTGTGGAGATATAATGAATAGTGGAATTTATTGTATTGAAAATTTAATGAATGGTAAAAAATATATTGGTTATGCGGTTAATATTCCTGCCAGATGGAAAGAGCACAAGCGTTCTTTAAAAAAGAACTATCACAATAATATTTATCTTCAACATGCTTGGAATAAATACGGAAAAGAAAATTTTAAGTTTTGGATTGTTGAAAAATATCCGCCAAAAGAAGAAATATTAAAACTAATGGAAATATATTTTATAGAATATTATAATTCTTTTATTGATAACGGATATGGATACAATATGACAAAAGGCGGAGATGGCAGATTTGGATTTATTCCTTCCGATGGTATTAAAAAGATAATGAGTGAAAAGATGTCAGGAAAAAATAACCCGAATTATGGTAAAACCGTCTCAGATGAGCAAAAACAAAAAATAAGCAATACTTTAAAAGGGCGCATCATACCAGCCAAAGAAAAAGAATTACAAAAAAGAACAACATTGTCAGGTAAAAATCATCCCGGCTATGATAAAAAAGGAAAAAGTGCAACATCTGTTTATCACGGCGTATATAAGCGTATTGTTCATTATAAAAATAAAATATATGTGTATTGGTTATGCGGAGTTGATAAAAAACATATCGGAATGTTTAAATCCGATGTTGAAGCCGCAAAAGCATACGATAAATATGTTGTAGAAAACAAAACTAATCGTCTATTAAATTTTCCAGAGGAAAACTGCTATGACCAACAATAATTTTTCTAGTTACTTAATGCGCAATGCCAGCCAAACCCTAACCGAAAACGGGGCAAACGCTCTCGGTTCAACGGGTAGTGCTCTACTTGATTTATTTGGAACTGTGGGAGCTTTAAGAACCCGCCCACATGATGTGGACTCCATGTTCGAGTTGGCATACAAGGAAAATCCTTTGCTTGCCACCAAGCTTTCTTTCTACGCACGCAATGTGCGTGGTGGTTTGGGTGAACGTGAAGTTTCACGCCGCATGTGGGTTTGGCTTGCCAATAGTCAGCATGATACCGCAGTTCGGAACATGCTCCATATTCCTGAGTTCGGACGTTGGGACGATATCTATTCCTTTATTGGAACGGGAGTCGAAGACACTGCTTGGAGTTTGATTTCCGAACAGTGGGTAAAGGATGTTTCTGCCTATACGCATGGACAGCCTATTTCCCTTTTGGCTAAGTGGTTAAAGTCCATTAATACCAGCAGTGCAGAATCTCGCAAACTTGGTAAGTTGACCGCAAAGCATCTTGGCTACAGCGAGCGTGATTATCGCAAGACCCTTTCCATGCTTCGTGGATGGTTGAAGTTGACCGAAGTTTTCATGTCTGCAAAGGCGTGGGATAAGATTAACTATTCCGCAGTACCTAGCAAGGCTATGGCAAACTACCGCAAGGCATTTGGACGCCATGACCCTGATGGGTTCACGAAGTTCATCGAGAACGTACAAAAGGGTGAAGCGGTCATTCACTCCGGTACTCTGTACCCATACGACATTATGGAAAAGATGGGTTTGCGCGAGAGTTATGAGTATGGTTTAGGTCGCTATGGCAATTCAACTTTCTCTTTGCCTGAATGGGATGCCGCTCTTGAAGAGCAGTGGAAGGCACTTCCCAACTATGTGGAAGACGGTGATAATGTACTTATTGTTGCCGATACTTCCGGCTCTATGCAGGGACGCCCTATTGCTACTTCTATTGGCTTGGCTGTTTACTTTGCCGAGCGCAACAAGGGGCAGTTCAAGGGACAGTTCATCACCTTCTCTAGAAAGCCTAACTTCATTACCTTAACCGGTAAGACTTTGAAGGATAAGGTAAAGTGCATTCCTGCGATTTGTGAGAACACGGATTTACAGGCTGTATTTGACCTCGTGTTGGATACTGCTGTGAAGTACCACGTTCCACAGACGGACATGCCGAAGTCAATTATTATCATCTCTGATATGGAAATCGATTCCGCTAGAAATCCACGCGGTATGACTTTCAATGCACAGATGAAGGCGGATTATGCACAGGAAGGTTACGAATTGCCTAACATGGTCTACTGGCAAGTAGATGCACGCCAAAATGTTTTCCATGCCGAAATGGACGAGCACGGTGTCCAGTTGGCTTCCGGTCAGTCAACGTCAATATTTAAAGCGATTCTTAAAAACGTTGGTTTTACCGCCTATGATTCTATGGTTGATGTATTAAACGACCCGATTTACGACTGCATTACAGTCATAAAAGAATAGTATGTAATAGATTCCGGGGATAGGTTCGGCTCGCTACCTGACTGACAAAACAAACTCCTGTTTTCCCCGGATTTATTTTTAGGAGTGTGGAGATAACATGATTAGTGGAATTTATTGTATTGAAAATTTAGTCAATGGCAAAAAATATATCGGGCAAGGTCTCAATATTAAAAAAAGAATGTTTGCAAAGCACACTAATTGTATTGTCCTTGATAATGCTATTAAAAAATATGGAAAAGAAAATTTTAAAAAGTATGTCTTACTTTATTGTGAACCAGATAAAAATATATTGGCATATTATGAAATAGCCTGTATCAAAATTTTTTATTCGCATATTTCAGAAAATGGCTATAATATTTCTTGGGGCGGTAAAGCGACTATGACCGGGTATAAACACTCTAAGAAAGCAAAACGAAAAATGTCGAAAGCGCATTTCGAGAAAAATCTTCGAGGAGAAAATAGTCCTTTATGGGGAAGACATTTACCAGAAAAACACAAGAAAAGTATAAGTGAAGGAGTTTCAAAAGAAAAAAATTGGAATTATCACCGGATACGCTCAGATGAACATCGAAAAAAATTAAGTGAAAGTCATCTTGGTAAAAAAAATATTATTTATGGTAAAAAGCGTCCTAATTCAACATCTGCATATTTTGGTGTTTCAAAATGTTTTGACCATTATAAATGGATTTATTGGGTAGCACAAATTACCGAGAACGGAAAGGCTATTCATATTGGACAAGCAAAACTAGAAATCGACGCTGCTAAATTATATGATAAATATATCATTAAAAATAATCTTCCGCGTCCTTTAAATTTTCCGCAATAATTGGGTATACCGGGCAAAGCCTCACCAGCTTTATAAAGTGGAGTTCTATTTATGGTAGGTGTTTCTGTTTATTCGCAAGTTTATTCAGGGGCAGATTATTGTAAGTAGAAATGGTGTAGACCCCTCTCCCGCCCGTTTTGAAAAACAGAAATGGAGGTTTCATTGGAAAAATGGGCTAGAGAAATCTTAGCACGTAAGGCTTATGAAGCCTATCATAGATATTTAGACGAAATGGTTGGCAAAAGTGGGATGGGTGAAACCATCCCCTTTGACGAATTATCCGAAGAAGTAAGGCATGCATGGCAAGACGTAGTATGTGAAATACTATGCAGCTATCCGCTTGACCTTACCGAAATTGAAAGAAAAGATTGTAGCTGTCGAGGCTAGGGTACTCGCAATAAAGGGGGAAATTTACTTCCCCCAAAATGCCGCACTAACCGGAGTTCACCTGTAATGAACTATCCGTAGACGGAGTTGAAAAGAGAGGTTCGATTCCTCTGTGTGGCTCTAGAGAAGAGAGATAGGCTGGAAGTCATGAGCCAGCCGAAAAGGTAGCCTCCCTTCTCTCTTCTTATTTTATGAGGCTAAAGAGGCAAGAAAATGAATGAGTTTTTTAAAAGTGAAGAATCTTGGCAAAGAGTTTTAGATGCTGCAAAAAAAGGGAATGAGACTAGAAAAATAAACCAAGAAAAAATAAGAAATGAATATCTAAAAAATCCAAAAAAATGTAAACAATGTGGAAAGTCTATCCCTTATTTAAAAAGACTTAGATATAACTTTTGCAACAACACCTGCTCTGCGCTTTACAATGGCGCTAAAAGAATAAGTAAAACAAAACCGTGCTTAAATTGTGGAAATCTAATTAAAAAAGGTTCGCATAAATTTTGTTCTCGATTTTGTATGGGGGAATATAAACATAAAAAATCTATAGAAATATTAAAAGATGATTTCGAAAATGGTCTCTTGCCTGATTATCCAGCAAGAGTCTATTTTAGAAAAATAACAAAAGATAAAAAATGTTCGATATGTGATATTGAAGAATGGATGGGGCAATCTGTTCCTTTAGTGGTAGACCATATTGACGGAAATCATAATAATAATCTTCCATCAAACTTTAGATTTGTTTGTTGTAATTGTGATGCTCTTCTCCCAACCTTTAAAGCAAAAAATAAAGGGAACGGAAGAGCATACAGAAGATTATAAAAATATAAAATTTTTAGAACTACTGCGAAGGCAGTAGTTTTTTATTATATAAAGTAAGCGAGGTAACCCATGTGGTGTTTTCCAGATATAGGCACACACCTACCCGCTATATGCAGGGCTTTTGCAGAACTTGGGGAAAGTCAAGGGGATGTGCTGGAACTTGGTTGTGGTGATTTTTCTACACCAATATTGCACGAACTATGCATCAAAAGAAAACTTGTAAGTATTGATAACGAAGAAGTATGGATTAATCGTTTTTTATATTTATGGAGCACATGGCACAGTCTTCATTTGGTTAAATCGTGGGAAAACCTACCGGAATATGATAAAAAATGGGACATTGCTTTTGTTGACCTTAACCCTGCTTACAGCAGAAGGATAGCAATAGGGGCACTGGCTGACAACGCTAAGCTTATCATAGCTCACGACAGCGAAGATTTAAAAAACGCTTATGGTTATCAATATTGCATCAATAAGTTTAAATTTTATACTCAATATAAGCGTCATAAAATTGAAACTCTGGTGCTCAGTAATTTCATAAATGTAACAAACTGGTGGAACTTTTAAAGTCACTGCTTTGCAGTGACTTTTTTGTTGTCTAAAGAAGGAGGCAATTATGGATTCATTATGGCCTGTTCTGGCATCCATCGCATCTGCCCTTTTAATCCCGATAGCGGCTGCGCTTGGCGTACTTATTACAAAGAGAATACAACTGGCTTCTGCTGACATGAGTATAAAAGCATTACAATTAAAAAATGACACTCACAACCAGATAAAGATGGTTTGTGATACGGCGGTTTCTGCGGCAGAACAACTTTACAAAGCCGATAAGATACCCGCTGAGGGGAGAAAGCCGTATGCAATGGCTATGGCTACCAAGATATTGACAGGTAGAAAAATCCAAATAGAGCAAGATATTTTAGATGCATATATTGAAGCAGAGGTTTCATGCTTGGAAGATTCAACAAGCACTACAACCACAACTACCAGTCCTTCTGATAATACTGGCGGTAGCACTACAACTACAACCACAAACACAAATACTGTAACTCCGGTTACAAGTATAAGTACGAACACAACAACCCCCGGTGGGTTGGGCTGATTTTTAATTTCGTCTCAAAACGGCGGGAAAGGAGGAAAACATGACAGATTTTACTCAAATACCCGGATTACTCGATATCACCGCAACACATAGCGATGATTTTTCGTTCTCCTTGGACTTTGATATAGACTTGACTGGATATTCCTTCTCTGCAAAAGTTATAACCGCTGCATCAAATACTCCTATATCAATGACCGTGGATAATATCGATTTGACTAATGGAAAAATCAATATTTCATTAAATGCATCAGCAATGTCCAAACTCGCTGTTACTCCAACAACACATCATTGGTATCTTGATTGGAGTGTTCCTGTGCCGGGGTCAATACCTCCGGCAACCACAACTCGTAGAGTTTTGGCAGGAACGTTTACAGTGATTAATTATCCATGACCGATATAATTGTAAACACGACTCCTACAGAAATTAGCCCCGAACCCCAAGGGCAGACAGGTATATCTGCAAAGGCATTGACTTCCGAAATCGAAGTGATACCACACGGCATGACCGGTGCGGATATCATTGTAAACATTGCCCCTATTGATGTGGAAATAAATCTCAACGAAACAGAAGTAGATGTTAGCGTTACCGAGAGTACGCTGGATGTTGAAGTATCCAGCGGCGGCCCACAGGGTGCAAAAGGCGAGACAGGTTCAACTGGCGTAACCGGCTTGCAAGGTTTAACCGGTTTACAGGGTGTAACAGGTATACCCGGTTCTTTCGCTGGTAAAGGCGACACGGGTGCGCAAGGTGCGCAAGGTGCGCAAGGCGGACAGGGAGATACTGGCGACACCGGTGAGACAGGTGTAACCGGTATTCAGGGTGACACAGGTGTTACTGGAGTTGGTCAAACCGGCGTGACCGGTTTAACTGGCAATCAGGGCGATACAGGTACTACTGGAATTACAGGCGATACAGGGGCTACCGGAATTACTGGTCTAACAGGCGATACTGGTACTACTGGAATAACCGGTGATACTGGTGTGACTGGCATAACCGGCAATCAAGGGGATACAGGTAAAACAGGTTTAGGTACTATAGGCGATACCGGTGTAACCGGTGCTGCTTCTACAGTACGCGGCGCTACAGGCATAACAGGAGTGACCGGCAATCAAGGTGACACGGGTACAACCGGTGCACCTTCCACGGTAGCTGGTGCAACTGGTCTCACAGGTATTGGTAATACCGGTGTAACCGGTGCACAGGGTATTGGTGGTATACAGGGTACGACTGGTATTACCGGCATTGCTGGCTCAACCGGTGTTACTGGTATAGGCAACACGGGCGTTACTGGTTTGATTGGCAATACAGGTGTTACTGGACTACCGGGCACAACCGGTATAACTGGTGCGCTTGGTCAAACAGGTGTAACCGGGCAAGGTGGTACTGTTGGTGCAACAGGTATTACTGGTGTAACCGGTGTACAGGGTACAACCGGTGTTACAGGAAAAACCGGCGTACAGGGTATGACCGGTGTGACTGGTGCTACCGGTACAACAGGCACAACCGGTGCTACCGGTACAACAGGCATCGGTGGTACAAAAGGTGATACGGGCACGACTGGTATCACCGGACAAACAGGTGTGACCGGTATTGGTCATACAGGTGTGACAGGCGGACTTGGACAAACAGGTATAACCGGCGCTGCATCCACAATACCCGGTGATACAGGTATAACCGGACAGGGCGGTACACATGGAAATACCGGTGTAACCGGTATTGGTAATACAGGCGTTACAGGCATTGGCAACACGGGCGTTACCGGTATAGGTAATACGGGTGTAACCGGTGCTCAATCTACAGTACCCGGCTCGACTGGTGTTACAGGTGAAGGTGGTACGCAGGGTATTACCGGTGCTACAGGCGTAGGCAATACTGGTGTTACCGGTAAAGGCAACACGGGTGTAACTGGCTTAACCGGACAAACAGGTGTAACTGGTGCTGCTTCAACAACACCCGGTGATACAGGCACGACAGGCATCGGTGGCACAAAAGGTGTTACTGGCGCTACTGGTGTAACAGGTGCAGGTGTTACTGGTGTAACCGGTACAACCGGCGCAACGGGTATAACCGGTATCGGCAATACGGGTGTCACAGGCGCAAGCGGTGTGACAGGTTTGCAGGGTGCAACCGGTACAACCGGTATAGGTAATACTGGCGTTACCGGAGCAACCGGTGTAACTGGATTGTTAGGACAAACTGGTATTACAGGCACGCAGGGCAGCACGGGTATAACTGGTGCAACTGGCGTTACTGGTTTAACAGGAAATAAGGGTGATACAGGTGTTACTGGAATTGGCAACACAGGTGTCACCGGTTTGCAAGGTATTCAAGGCAATACAGGTACAACCGGTGCAACAGGCATTACCGGTTTGCTAGGACAAACTGGTGTAACCGGTTTGCAAGGTAATCAAGGTAATACTGGTACAACAGGTGCAAGTGGTGTGACAGGTCTGCTTGGTCAAACAGGTGTTACTGGTTTACAAGGTAATCAGGGCAATACCGGTGTGACTGGCACGACTGGCGTGACTGGTATCGCAGGACAAACTGGTATAACCGGTGCAACAGGCATAACCGGCTTATCAGGACAAACCGGCGTAACCGGTATAACCGGTAATGCTGGAGATACAGGTATTACCGGAATAGGAAATACAGGTGTTACCGGTTTAGGTATAGTCGGTAATACGGGTGTAACAGGCATTGCCACAACCGGTGCAACCGGTATAACCGGCTTGGCTGGTAATACAGGTGATACAGGTATAACAGGCGCAGGTACAACAGGTGCTACGGGTATTACCGGTTTGGGTACTATTGGCGAAACCGGTGTTACAGGCTTAGGGGGTAATGCGGGGGATACCGGCGTTACCGGAATAGGCGCTACAGGTGTTACAGGCTTACCCGGTAATCAGGGAGATACTGGCATTACCGGAATAGGTATAATAGGCGGTACTGGTATAACCGGTTTAGGCGGCAGTGCTGGTGAAACTGGCGTTACCGGAGCAGGTGTAACAGGTTTACCCGGAGATGCTGGTGCTACAGGTGTTACTGGTTTAGGTATCATTGGTGCAACTGGTACGACTGGTGCACCTTCCACAATACCCGGGGATACAGGTGTGACAGGGGCAGGTGGGCCGGGTAACATGGGCTTTACGGGCGTTACCGGAGAAAAAGGTAATACAGGTGAAACCGGCGTTACCGGTTTAGATGGTAATCAAGGCGATACGGGTATTACAGGAGCAGGTATAACTGGTGCAACCGGTGTTACTGGTTTGGGTGGTAATCAGGGTAATACTGGCATCACAGGAATTGGAAATACTGGTGTAACCGGTTTGGGTGGTAATGTTGGTGATACTGGTATTACAGGAATTGGAAATACTGGCGTAACCGGCTTAGGCGGTAATCAAGGAGATACTGGTATCACAGGAGCAGGTATAACTGGTGCAACCGGTGTTACAGGTTTGGCAGGTGATGCTGGTGAAACCGGTGTTACAGGTTTAGGAATAATCGGAGAAACCGGTGTGACCGGTTTGGGTACGATTGGTGGTACTGGCGTAACAGGTGCTCCTTCAACCGTGAAAGGTGATACGGGTGTAACAGGCGCAGGTGGGCCGGGTAACATGGGCTTTACTGGTGTTACAGGTGCACCCGGAAATACGGGCGATACAGGTATTACTGGCTTAGGCGGTAATCAAGGTGATACGGGCATTACTGGAGTTGGCAATACGGGTGTTACAGGTTTACCGGGTATGACTGGTATAACCGGTGCTTCAATAACCGGAGCAACAGGTGTCACAGGGTTAGGCGGTAATCAGGGCGATACAGGTATCACTGGAATTGGTAACACAGGTGTCACAGGCTTAGGCGGTAATCAGGGCGATACAGGTATCACTGGAATTGGCAACACAGGTGTTACAGGCTTAGGCGGTAATCAGGGCAATACCGGTATTACCGGCGCTTCTGTAACGGGTGCTACAGGCATTACTGGTTTACCCGGTAATGCAGGTACTACAGGTGTTACAGGTTTAGGAACAACAGGCTCTACCGGTACAACCGGTGCGGCTTCCACAATACCCGGCGATACAGGTGTTACTGGTGCTGGTGGGCCGGGAAACATGGGCTTCACGGGCGTTACGGGTGCGCAGGGTAATCAAGGTGATACAGGTATTACAGGTACGCAGGGTAATGCAGGTGTCACAGGTGTCACGGGTTTAGGAACAACTGGTTCTACTGGTATTACTGGAATAACAGGTGCAACCGGTATAACAGGCGCAGCTTCTATGATACCCGGTGATACGGGTATAACCGGTGCTTTTGTAACCGGCACAACCGGCGTAACCGGTATAGTTGGTCAAACAGGTGTTACTGGAATTGGAAATACAGGTGTTACCGGTCTTGCTGGAAATCAAGGCAATACAGGTATAACCGGCGCTTCCATCACAGGAGCAACTGGTGTAACAGGAGTAACTGGTAACGCTGGTACAACAGGTGTCACAGGAATTGGGGACACAGGCGTAACAGGTATTACCGGAAATCAAGGAACAACCGGTGTTACCGGTTTAGGTACTGTTGGCTCAACAGGCGTTACTGGTCTTACGGGTAATGCTGGCAATACTGGTGTTACAGGTGCTTCCGTAACCGGAGCAACTGGTGTTACTGGCTTGACTGGTAATGCTGGTACAACAGGTGTTACTGGTTTAACTGGTAATGCTGGTAACACAGGTGTTACAGGCATTACTGGAAATCAAGGCAATACGGGCGTTACAGGTTTAACTGGTAACGCAGGAAATACCGGTGTCACAGGTCTTACCGGAAATACGGGTAATACAGGTGTCACTGGTTTAGGTACTACTGGCGCAACGGGTGTAACCGGTGCTGCATCAACAGTAGCCGGTTCTACAGGTATGACAGGTTTTACCGGTACGACTGGCGTTACTGGCTTGACAGGTAATGCAGGAAATACCGGTGTCACTGGCGCTTCCGTAACTGGAGCAACTGGTGTCACAGGATTAACAGGTAATGCAGGAAACACAGGTGTTACCGGTATTGGCAATACGGGTGTAACCGGACTTACCGGAAACGCTGGTAATACTGGCGTGACCGGCTTGGGCACAACCGGCTCTACTGGTGTAACTGGTCTTACAGGAAACGCTGGTAATACAGGCGTAACTGGAATTGGAAACACAGGTATCACAGGACTAACCGGAAATGCAGGAAACACGGGTGTTACAGGCTTAGGCACAACCGGAGCAACTGGCATAACTGGTCTTACAGGAAACGCTGGTAATACCGGTGTAACTGGAATCGGCAACACGGGCGTAACTGGTCTTACTGGTAATACAGGTAATACAGGTGTTACAGGTGCTTCTGTAACAGGTGCAACTGGTGTAACAGGATTAACTGGAAACGCAGGAAATACCGGCGTTACAGGAGCAGGTGTTACTGGTATAACCGGCTTGACCGGTAATCAAGGCAACACCGGTGTAACAGGATTAGGTACGATTGGCGCTACGGGTATTACTGGATTAACCGGTAATGTTGGAGCAACAGGTATAACCGGTGCTGGCGTAACTGGTGTAACAGGTCTTACGGGTAATCAAGGCAATACCGGTGTAACAGGACTAGGAACAACAGGTGCAACTGGTATCACAGGATTAACAGGTAACCAAGGAAACACTGGTATTACAGGAGCAGGTGTTACCGGAGTAACCGGTCTAACCGGCAATGCGGGTAATACAGGCATAACCGGAATCGGCAATACAGGTGTAACCGGCTTGGCTGGTAACAAAGGTGATACCGGTGTAACCGGCTTAGTTGGAAATTCCGGCCCGACAGGTGTTACAGGACTAACCGGTAATCAAGGAAATACAGGTACTACCGGTGCAGGTGTTACAGGCGTAACCGGATTACAAGGCAATACCGGTGTAACCGGAATTGGAAACACTGGTGTTACTGGTGTAACAGGCGTTACTGGTTTACAAGGAACGACTGGTATTACTGGTATAGGCAATACAGGTGTCACAGGTATTACCGGAGCAACCGGTATAACCGGAGCAGTTGGTGTTACAGGTGCAGGAGTAACAGGTGTTACCGGATTGCAAGGTAATACGGGCGTTACAGGCATTGGAAACACCGGCGTTACCGGTTTGGTTGGTTCGACTGGCGTTACTGGTATAGGCAATACAGGTGTCACAGGAATTGGAAATACCGGTGTCACAGGTTTAACCGGTAATGCAGGAAATACCGGTGTTACAGGTTTAGGCACAACAGGTGCAACCGGTGTTACAGGTTTAACAGGTAATCAAGGAAATACCGGTATTACCGGAATAGGCAATACTGGTGTCACAGGTTTAACCGGTAATCAGGGAAATACAGGTGTTACAGGATTAACTGGTAACGCAGGAAATACAGGCGTTACCGGTTTGACAGGCAATAAGGGCGATACTGGAGTTACCGGTATTGGCAATACAGGCGTAACCGGGTTGGTCGGTGCAACTGGTGTAACAGGTGCTACTGGCGTAACCGGCATTGGAAACACAGGTGTTACCGGTTTGGTGGGTAATACTGGTGTGACTGGTGCTACAGGTGTCACAGGTATTGGTAATACAGGTGTAACCGGACTAACTGGCAACCAAGGAAATACGGGCGTTACTGGTTTAGGAACTACCGGAGCTACAGGTGTCACAGGTTTGACTGGAAACGCGGGCAATACAGGTGTTACTGGAATTGGTAACACGGGTATTACCGGCGCTGCTTCAACAGTAGCCGGTGCTACAGGCGTTACGGGTCTAACCGGAAACGCAGGAAACACAGGCGTTACAGGACTAACAGGCAATCAAGGCAATACTGGTGTTACAGGAATTGGTAACACCGGTGTAACTGGATTAACAGGTAATCAGGGTAATACGGGTGTTACTGGCGCTACAGGAGTTACCGGTGCTGGTGTAACAGGTATTACAGGCTTGCAAGGAAATACAGGCATAACCGGCATCGGTAACACAGGTGTCACTGGTGTTACTGGTGTGACTGGTATAACCGGTCAAACAGGCGTTACAGGAATAGGCAATACGGGTGTAACTGGTACTACAGGTGTTACGGGAATTACAGGCGCTACTGGTGTTACTGGTATTGGTAATACAGGAGTAACCGGTACGACAGGCGTAACGGGCATCACTGGCGCAACCGGAACTACAGGAGCAGGAGTTACAGGCATTACAGGTTTAGTTGGCAATACTGGTGTAACCGGTATTGGAAACACGGGTGTCACAGGCGTTACCGGAGTTACCGGAATTACTGGACAGACAGGTGTTACAGGTATTGGTAATACTGGTGTTACTGGTTTAGTAGGCTCAACTGGTGTTACAGGTGCTACAGGTGTCACCGGTGCTGGCGTAACCGGCGTTACAGGTCTGGTTGGTAATACAGGCGTAACTGGTTTACAAGGCAACCCCGGAAATCCCGGCAACCAAGGCAATACCGGTGTCACAGGATTAACGGGAAATGCTGGCAATACTGGTGTAACAGGAGCAGGAGTAACCGGTGTCACCGGATTAGTAGGTAATACAGGTGTTACTGGTCTATTAGGACAAACAGGTGTAACCGGTACAACCGGCGTAACTGGCATTACGGGAGCTACAGGTATAACAGGAGCAACCGGAGTCACAGGAGCAGGTGTAACAGGCGTTACAGGTTTGCAAGGTAACACAGGCGTTACCGGAATAGGCAATACTGGTGTTACAGGCGTTACTGGTGTTACTGGTATTACTGGTCAAACAGGTGTAACAGGTATTGGTAATACTGGTATAACCGGTTTACTTGGTCAAACAGGCGTTACTGGAATTCAAGGACAGACCGGTTATGGTGACACAGGTGTTACTGGTCGAACCGGAATTACCGGAGCAACCGGTATTACAGGCGTAACCGGAGTAACCGGCCCGGTTGGTGCAACAGGTATTACTGGCACAACCGGTGTAACAGGAATTCAAGGCACTACAGGTGTAACCGGTGCGGGTGTCACCGGCGTTACCGGATTGCAAGGTAATACTGGTGTTACAGGAATCGGTAATACGGGTGTTACCGGTGTTACAGGCGTTACTGGTATAACCGGTGGAACTGGTGTTACTGGCATCGGAAATACTGGTGTAACCGGCGTGACCGGTGTAACAGGTATTACTGGTCAAACTGGTGTTACTGGTATTGGTAACACAGGTGTCACAGGTGCAACAGGTGTCACAGGATTATTGGGTCAAACAGGCGTTACTGGAGCAGGAGTAACTGGCGTTACAGGTTTACAGGGTAATACAGGTGTTACTGGAATTGGAAACACTGGAGTTACTGGTACTACAGGCGTTACAGGAATCACAGGTCAAACAGGTGTTACTGGTATAGGTAACACAGGAGTAACAGGATTACCCGGCACTACAGGAGTTACGGGCGCAACGGGGGTTACCGGAGCAGGTGTCACCGGTGTTACAGGATTACAAGGAAACACAGGTGTAACCGGTATAGGTAACACAGGTGTAACAGGCGTTACTGGTGTTACAGGTATTACGGGACAAACAGGTGTAACAGGTATAGGTAATACTGGTGTTACTGGCTTATTAGGGCAAACTGGTGTTACTGGCGCTACGGGTGTTACTGGTGCTGGAGTTACCGGAGTTACAGGTCTACAGGGTAACACGGGTGTAACTGGAATTGGCAATACTGGAGTAACAGGTGCAACAGGTGTTACAGGTATAACTGGTCAAACAGGTATAACCGGTATAGGCAATACGGGTGTTACAGGATTATTAGGACAAACTGGTGTAACCGGCATTCAAGGACAAACTGGTTATGGAGATACAGGAGTTACGGGTCGAACCGGAGTTACTGGTGCAACTGGCGTAACAGGTGTAACCGGAGTAACCGGCCCACAGGGTAACACGGGCGTAACTGGTGCAACTGGTGTAACAGGTATTCAAGGTACAACAGGTGTAACTGGTGCTGGTGTTACAGGAGTTACAGGTTTAGTCGGCAATACAGGTGTTACCGGTATTGGCAATACTGGTGTAACAGGAGTAACAGGTGTTACAGGTATCACCGGTCAGACAGGTGTAACTGGAATTGGAAACACAGGAGTCACAGGAACAACCGGTGTAACCGGTATTACAGGTGCAACAGGAACAACTGGTGCTGGTGTAACAGGTGTAACAGGCTTAACTGGTAACCAAGGCAATACTGGTGTTACCGGATTAACTGGCAATCAAGGAAATACAGGCGTTACCGGATTAACTGGCAATCAAGGAAATACAGGTGTCACTGGAGCAGGTGTAACAGGTGTCACTGGTTTAGTTGGCAATACAGGCGTTACCGGTGTAACAGGCGTAACCGGCCCGGTGGGTAATACGGGTGTTACTGGTTTATTAGGACAAACCGGCGTTACCGGTATTGGAAACACCGGTGTAACTGGTGTTACCGGTGTTACAGGTATTACTGGTCAAACAGGAGTTACCGGTATAGGTAATACTGGCGTGACCGGTGCTACTGGTGTTACAGGTATAACCGGAGCAACTGGTGTTACAGGAATTGGTAATACAGGTGTTACTGGCTTGCTCGGTCAAACTGGTGTTACTGGCGCTACCGGTGTAACCGGTGCTGGCGTAACTGGAGTTACAGGCTTACAAGGCAACACAGGTGTAACAGGAATTGGAAACACGGGTGTAACGGGTGTCACTGGTGTAACTGGTATTACCGGACAAACCGGTGTGACTGGTATCGGAAATACAGGTGTAACCGGCTTGCTTGGTCAAACAGGCGTTACTGGTATACAAGGTCAAACTGGTTATGGTGATACAGGAGTTACTGGTCGAACTGGAGTTACCGGTGCAACTGGAGTTACGGGTGTAACCGGCGTAACCGGCCCGCAAGGTAATACTGGCGTTACCGGAACAACAGGTGTTACTGGTATTCAAGGTACAACTGGTGTTACTGGCGCTGGCGTAACTGGTGTTACAGGTTTACAAGGTAATACTGGTGTCACCGGTATTGGAAATACAGGTGTGACTGGTGCAACTGGTGTAACAGGTATAACCGGAGCAACAGGTGTAACAGGCATTGGCAATACAGGAGTAACAGGACTAGCTGGTACTACAGGTGTCACAGGCGCAACCGGTGTAACAGGTGCTGGCGTAACCGGAGTTACGGGTTTACAAGGTAACACAGGTGTCACTGGTTTATTAGGACAAACAGGTGTAACCGGTGCAACAGGCGTTACTGGCATAACAGGTCAGACAGGCGTTACCGGTATAGGTAATACAGGTGTCACAGGTGCTACAGGTGTGACTGGTATTACTGGTCAAACTGGTGTAACAGGAATCGGAAACACCGGTGTTACAGGAGCAACAGGTGTCACAGGTTTGCTTGGTCAAACCGGCGTGACTGGTGCAGGTGTAACAGGCGTTACAGGATTAGTGGGTAATACAGGCGTTACTGGTATAGGCAATACGGGTGTTACGGGTGTTACTGGCGTTACTGGTATCACAGGTCAGACCGGAGTTACAGGAATAGGAAACACCGGTGTAACAGGTTTATTAGGACAAACAGGTGTCACCGGTATTCAGGGTCAAACCGGATACGGCGATACTGGCGTTACTGGTCGAACCGGAGTAACGGGTGCAACAGGCATTACAGGAGCAACAGGTGTTACTGGTGCTGGTGTAACCGGAGTTACAGGTTTACAAGGTAACACAGGCGTTACTGGTATCGGCAACACAGGTGTAACTGGCATTACAGGTAACACAGGCGTAACCGGTATTGGAAATACTGGAGTTACTGGAGTAACGGGTGTTACTGGTATTACTGGACAGACCGGTGTTACAGGAATTGGTAATACCGGAGTAACAGGCGTTACAGGCGTTACCGGTTTACTTGGTCAAACGGGTGTCACAGGAGTAGATGGTGATACTGGTGTAACCGGTAGAACTGGCGTGCAGGGCACAACAGGTGTAACAGGAGCAACAGGTGTAACCGGCGTTACCGGAGTTACTGGTATTACAGGTCAAACAGGCGTTACCGGAATAGGTAATACTGGTGTAACTGGTACTACGGGTGTTACAGGAATTACTGGTGCAACCGGTATCACAGGAGCAACCGGAGTTACTGGTGCAGGTGTTACAGGAGTTACAGGTTTAGTTGGTAATACTGGTGTAACTGGTGTAACCGGCGTTACAGGCCCAGTTGGCAATACAGGAGTTACTGGCTTACTCGGTCAGACCGGTGTAACTGGTATAGGAAACACTGGTGTTACTGGAGCAACAGGTGTAACCGGTATTACGGGACAAACTGGTGTAACAGGTATTGGAAATACTGGCGTTACTGGTTTATTAGGACAAACAGGTATTACTGGTATTCAAGGTCAAACTGGTTACGGTGACACAGGTGTTACGGGTCGTACTGGTATTACTGGTGCTACCGGCATAACCGGTACTACAGGCGTAACAGGTATTACAGGCTCAACAGGCGTTACCGGTTTACTCGGTCAGACTGGTGTTACCGGTATTGGCAACACGGGTGTTACTGGAACAACAGGTGTTACAGGAATTACTGGTGCTACAGGTATAACCGGAATTGGAAATACTGGTGTTACTGGTTTAGTTGGTAATACCGGAGTTACCGGAGTAACCGGTGTAACCGGCCCGGTTGGTAATACCGGAGTAACAGGTTTATTAGGGCAGACAGGCGTTACGGGTATAGGCAACACGGGTGTTACCGGAGTAACAGGAGTTACAGGTATAACTGGTCAAACCGGAGTTACGGGAATTGGTAATACCGGTGTAACGGGACTATTAGGACAAACTGGTGTTACTGGTTTAACCGGCTTTACCGGAGTAGATGGTGATACCGGTGTGACTGGTCGAACCGGAGTTACTGGTGCAACCGGTGTAACAGGCATGACAGGAATTACAGGCCCAGTTGGTGCTACTGGTGTTACCGGATTACTTGGTCAGACTGGAGTTACAGGTGCAGGAGTTACAGGTGTAACCGGATTACTAGGACAAACCGGTGTAACCGGGGTAGACGGAGATACAGGTGTAACCGGTAGAACCGGTGTACAGGGTACAACCGGTATTACCGGAGCAACTGGTGTAACAGGTGCAGGAGTTACAGGTGTTACCGGATTGGTTGGTAATACGGGTGTTACTGGTATAGGTAATACTGGTGTGACTGGTGTGACTGGTGTAACCGGAATAACAGGCAATACCGGTGTAACCGGTATAGGCAACACGGGTGTAACAGGAGCTACAGGTGTCACAGGAATAACGGGTAATACAGGTGTAACTGGTTTATTAGGACAAACCGGTGTAACAGGCATAACCGGTGTTACTGGTATTACAGGACAAACCGGTGTTACCGGTATTGGTAACACGGGCGTTACGGGTTTATTAGGACAAACCGGAGTCACTGGTATTCAAGGACAAACTGGATATGGTGATACTGGCGTAACTGGTCGAACCGGAATCACTGGTGCAACCGGTGTAACTGGCGTTACAGGAGTAACCGGCCCACAGGGTAATACAGGCGTTAGTGGTTTGGTAGGTAACACAGGTGTTACTGGCATTGGAAATACAGGTGTAACGGGTGTAACAGGCGTAACAGGTATCACCGGTCAAACTGGCGTAACCGGTATTGGTAATACAGGTGTTACCGGAGCTACAGGTATTACAGGTTTATTAGGACAAACAGGTGTAACAGGAGTAGATGGAGATACTGGTGTAACTGGAAGAACCGGTGTACAAGGAACAACAGGCGTTACCGGAGCAACAGGCGTTACTGGTGCAGGAGTTACGGGTGTTACTGGTTTGGTAGGTAATACAGGCGTAACCGGTATTGGTAATACGGGTATTACCGGGGCAACAGGTGTAACTGGTATTACCGGAGCAACCGGAGTTACAGGAATTGGAAACACTGGTGTAACTGGTGCTACAGGCGTTACAGGTTTGCTTGGTCAAACCGGTGTAACAGGTGTAGACGGTGACACGGGTGTAACAGGTCGTACTGGTGTACAAGGTACAACAGGTGTTACTGGTGCAACCGGTGTTACCGGAGCAGGAGTTACGGGTGTAACTGGATTAGTTGGTAATACAGGTGTTACAGGAATTGGCAATACAGGTGTAACCGGTGTAACTGGTGTTACCGGTATTACTGGTCAAACTGGTGTAACAGGCATTGGTAATACAGGCGTTACAGGATTATTAGGACAGACCGGTGTGACAGGTATTCAGGGTCAAACCGGATATGGGGATACAGGTGTCACTGGTCGTACTGGAGTCACTGGTGCAACCGGCGTGACTGGTATGACCGGAGTAACAGGCTCAGTTGGTGCAACCGGTGTTACAGGTTTATTAGGACAAACTGGTGTTACTGGTATTGGCAATACTGGAGTAACCGGTATTACCGGAGTTACCGGTATTACAGGACAAACAGGTGTTACAGGTATTGGCAATACTGGAGTTACAGGATTACTAGGACAAACTGGTGTTACTGGCTTAACCGGATTTACCGGTGTAGATGGCGATACTGGTGTAACCGGTAGAACTGGTGTAACGGGTGCTACAGGCGTAACCGGTGTAACTGGAGTAACCGGCCCGCAGGGTAATACGGGTGTAACCGGTGTAACAGGAGTAACAGGTTCACAGGGTAATACGGGTATTACTGGTGCTGGCGTTACTGGTGTAACCGGCTTGTTTGGGCAAACGGGTGTAACTGGTATTGGTAATACCGGAGTAACCGGAGCAACTGGTGTAACCGGTTTACTTGGTCAAACAGGCGTTACCGGGGTAGACGGAGATACTGGTGTTACAGGTCGAACAGGCATACAAGGCACAACAGGTGTTACGGGAGCAACAGGTGTAACAGGCGCTGGTGTGACCGGTGTGACCGGATTAGTTGGTAACACAGGTGTGACCGGTATAGGAAACACTGGTGTAACTGGTGTAACCGGAGTAACCGGTATCACGGGACAAACCGGCGTAACTGGTATTGGAAACACAGGTGTAACTGGTTTATTAGGACAAACTGGAGTTACAGGTATTCAGGGACAAACCGGATATGGCGACACGGGTGTAACTGGTAGAACCGGTGTGACTGGTGCTACTGGTGTGACAGGCGTTACCGGAGTAACCGGCCCGATTGGTAATACAGGTGTAACAGGTTTGCTCGGACAAACCGGAGTTACGGGTATCGGCAACACCGGCGTAACCGGTGTTACTGGTGTTACAGGTATTACTGGTCAAACAGGAGTAACAGGTATAGGCAATACCGGAGTAACAGGCTTATTAGGACAAACCGGTGTTACTGGTTTAACTGGCTTTACTGGTGTAGACGGTGATACAGGCGTAACTGGTCGAACAGGAGTAACTGGTTCTACAGGCATTACGGGTGTAACTGGCGTAACCGGCCCGCAGGGTAACACAGGGGTTACAGGTACAACCGGTGTTACTGGTATTCAAGGAACGACAGGTGTTACAGGTGCTGGAGTAACCGGAGTTACCGGTTTAGTAGGTAATACTGGTGTTACAGGTACTACTGGTGTTACAGGAATAACTGGTAACACAGGTGTAACAGGTTTGCTCGGTCAGACCGGAGTTACGGGAATTGGTAACACTGGTGTAACTGGTGCTACTGGCGTAACCGGTATAACGGGTCAAACCGGAGTTACAGGAATTGGAAATACAGGCGTTACAGGATTGTTAGGACAAACCGGTGTGACCGGTATACAAGGTCAGACAGGTTATGGAGATACTGGAGTTACAGGACGTACCGGAGTTACCGGAGCAACTGGTATAACTGGTACTACAGGCGTTACAGGAATTACAGGAACAACTGGTGTTACCGGTTTAGTTGGTAATACTGGTGTTACTGGAATCGGAAACACAGGTGTAACGGGTGTAACAGGTGTTACTGGAATTACCGGACAAACCGGAGTTACTGGTATTGGTAATACAGGCGTTACAGGATTATTAGGACAGACCGGTGTTACTGGTTTAACAGGATTTACTGGTGTAGACGGCGACACAGGTGTAACTGGTCGAACTGGAGTTACCGGTGCAACTGGAGTTACGGGTGTAACCGGAGTTACAGGCCCGGTTGGTGCAACTGGTGTTACAGGATTGCTAGGACAAACCGGTGTTACAGGTGCAGGTGTAACCGGAGTTACTGGTTTGCTCGGGCAAACAGGTGTAACCGGGGTAGATGGAGATACAGGTGTAACAGGTAGAACAGGCGTACAAGGTACAACTGGTGTTACCGGAGCAACCGGTGTTACGGGTGCTGGTGTAACAGGCGTAACAGGATTAGTAGGTAACACAGGTGTAACCGGT